TCACAGTTCCACCTGATACTTGTTCATATGTTGTTTGAGATGAAACATCAGATACAGAAGTTCCAGTAGATGAAGTGTCTGTTTCTGCTAGTTTTGCAGTTGTAGTTCCACCACCAGATTCACCACTATCATCTAGAGTTGCATCAGTATTATCTGGAGTTTCTACCACTGCTGCTGTTGTTTCTCCTTCTTCGCCACCTCCTGATACAGATGTTTTTGCACCTGATATGTCTTCTTTTTCTCCTGATGGGAAGAGAGAATTCTTAAGATGTGATACTAATTTCCCCATCCCAAATGGTGTCAATAAAGAAAGATCTGGAAATGTATTAACTTTGCCACCATCACCAGAATCTTGGAATTTTTTTAAACCACCAAATCCAGCTACCTTATTAGAAGCAAAACGCAATGCACTGGGAAGTAATTTCACTTTAGATATATCCATGACTGGGAAGTTTTCTATAAATCTACCAACCCCATCTTTGAGAAAATTGCCAACTTTACCAATTTGACTCATTACAAAATCTAAGAACATTTTACCATACTTTCCTGCGCCACTTACTAGTTTTCCAAACTGTTCTTTCAGATACTTACCACTTTGTCCTTTACCATCACCTAAAAACATTTCATATAAGAAGGAACCAAGAAACTCACCAAGTATTTCACCAACTATCATACCTAAAGGACCACCCATTGATCCTAAAATACCTCCAAATATAGCACCTATAGATCTGAACAAAGTTTTCTGTAGAGGATCACCAGCTAAGATTGAAGTAACTGCAACAATGATAGGACCAACTACAGGTATTTTAATACTCTTTCCTAATATTTTTAAATTTTTAAATATCTTTCCAGCACCAGCAAGCATTTTTGCTCCCTTTTTACCAAATATTTTAAGGAAAAGTCTACTAGGTGCTTTTGCTAATCCTTTTTTAAAGACACCACCCCCTACTTTTTTAAATCCCTCTTTAAAAGCTTCTTTTTTGGCAGTGAGAGCTGCTTTTGTAGCATCAACTCCTTTCTTAGCACCACTAATCATCTGACCTATTTGTTTTATGCCAGGTAAATTTAAAAATATAGTCTTCAACTTACTCCCCAACATTCCCAATTCACTACCAATCTTGGATCCTATTATTTTAAAAACTTTAAAAACAGGAGACAGTAGTTTACCCACTCCTTTTCCTATTAATCCAAAACCTGCTCTAGCAAGTTTCATCCCATTTGCAAATGCAAAAATACTTACTCTTAAAAGTTTAGAAAATACCTCTAAATTTTCTCCTATATTTTTGAATATTGCTTTAATCTTATCAGCATTGTTTATTAGAAATAGTGCTAATGCACCAAGTGCCATCTTGGTTATGAAATTAGTTATAGCATCTAAAGGACTTTGTGCTGCTTTTTTAATTCCCTTTCCAACTTTTCCTAACATACCATCTTTCTTTTCTAACTTTGCTTCTTTCTTTCTCTTCTTTTCCTCTTCTTTTTGTTGACGCAATAATTTTAATTCATCTTTTTTCTGTTCAGATTGAGCACCAGTAAGAAATGCTAGTGCATCTGTCATACCAACTATGTTATCTACTTTTTCAGTGAATACTTTATAATCTACTTTGGCAGAATCAGGAGTCACTTTTGCCACCTTGTCTATATCAATCTTCATCAATTTAGATTTAGATACTGATGCAGGTTTTTTTGTTTTAGTTTTCCCACCATATGAACCCTCTTTATCCATTATTTTGCTTATTTTTGCTCTCTTCTCTTCCTTATCACCACCAACAAATTTCTTAGCGCCATCCTTCATCTTCTTCTTATCCAAAGACTTCTTCAACATTTTTACACCAGTGACTAGAAAATTAAGTGCCATCTATCCCACCAAGTTGTAAATTGATTGAACAATAATATTAGAGTCATCACGAACATCAGAGGGAGAAAAACGTTTTGCTCCTGAGTTAGAAGCAGGTGCATTACCAGAAGTTAATCCACCAGATCCACTGGAGTTTCCACCACCCATAGCAACTAATCCAGCATTACCACCATTAGGAGTACCAGGTGGTGTTGTCATTGAAGATGATGATTTAGTAGATGACATCTTTGCTAAACTGTTGTCTGATGTTTCAGATCTTGTAGCACCTCCCATACTAGTCTCACTTGGTGCACCAAAATCAACTGATATGGTCTCAGGATTAGCTTTATTCCATGACTTTAAGAATTTTTTCTCTGCTTTAGTACCTGGTTCTCCACCCAAGTCAATACCAAGACATCCCAATGTTCCATAAGGATCTATATCACTGTGAATCATCATACCTGATCTCTTTCCCATATTACCATCACCACTTCCAATATAGGCAGACCAATCACCCAATCCTTTTAATCCTCCTCCCAAAGGACCATGTTCATCAAAACTATGAACTTTATATGTTCCATCTGGCATTGGGTATCCTTTACCTGAAACATCATTTCTCATTTGCTGTGAAATATTTCCTGTGTTTGGTTGACCAGAAACTACATTATATGTTTTTCCTACTTTCTTTCCATCAGCATTTTTCATCTCCATTGTTCCTGTATTACCCTTTCCCTTAACACCTATAGATCCACCACCCTTTGCATATGTTGTGCCATCTTTCATAACAGGTTGATTAGTACCACCACCCTCTGCATTCATATCTTCTAATTGACCAACTCCAACTTGATCCACAGCACCTTTACTCATTACAAATTCACCTGGTTCTAACATTGCAGGAACTGTATCTCCTGTTCCCTCACCAGGCACTTCACCACCACCTTGCATATTTGCCTTTGGTTCCATTCTTGGAATCTCAGATATCTGCATTGGTTCTACCTTTTCTGTAAAATTATTCAAAGGTAACTCAAAATCAGCACCAAATTTTTTAGCTAAGAATGCAAATGGTGCAATTAAAAGTCCTAATCCACTCCTCAAACCATCTATCATAAAGTTAATAGGACCTAAGACAAACTTATTAATACCTTTTATTAACATATTAACAAAGTCTATAATTCCATTTGAAAAATCTCTCAAAGGTTTCATTATTATTTCAGGATTCTCAAGGATTTTTAATAAACCCATGACAGCACTTCCCAAAAGAATATTCTTAAAGAAGTTCATTATCATATCCATCATTCCTGTCACAGGTTTGATTGCTTTATCAATGCCTGTCTTCAGCATTCCTTTTCCTTTTGGTTTCTCTAACTTATTCTCTCTTGCTTTATCACTAGCAGTATCTTCAGATACTCTTAGATCATCCTGTTTTTCTTTTTCTGTCTCTATTTGTTTGTCAAAGTTACCAAGAATTTTACTAAGGTTATCTTCTATCTTAGTTAAACTAGGTTGAAGAACATTAAGAAGAAAGTCCTTTAACGAATCTTTTTTCTCCTTAGGTTCCTTAGGTCCTAAACCTGGCAACAGACGTCCTGTAAGAGGACTTACATAAGTTGGATTTCTTTTGTCTATATCTGCATTTATTTCTTCAAGTGTCTTTAACTTCTTTGGTCTTCCTCTTCCTCCTGATCTCTTTGCTGCTCTTCCTCTTTTCTTTGCACCACTAACCATCGACTCAGCTAGACCTCTTTTATCTAAGTCTAAAAACTTATCAGCAGTTATTGATTTTTTTGAAGCAGTCTTAGGCATTTTGTTTGCGTTTGAGTTCTTCTTCCTCTAAATGTTGCTTGAGAAGTGCAACATATACATCCCTTTCCCAAGGCATGAGGTTTTCAATCTCAGTTAATGAATATTTATGGTACTGCATTAAGGCAAAATTCAATTTATAATAATTCTCTAGATCCATATGGATCATGCCTACGCGAAAAAAGACGATAAACCCTCCAACACTACAGTACTCTTCTTCTTAGTTTTAGGATTAACAATATCAACAGAATGAGATAACTTGGGCATTGTTTCAAAGAAAGTTTCTATCTCTTTGAACTGTGCTGAGTTCATCTGTTCTAAGAAATTGACTACTTCTTTCTTTGTGCAGTCTGCAGTAGACCAAACTTCCTCTTCATTATAGATCTTATCAATACAACTTGCTATTAGATCAAAAGATCTCTCCATATTATTTTCTTCTTTAAAATCAAAATTACTCTTAATAAATTGATCCAAGGAAGGATACTTCATCTCCATCATTAAATCATCATCTACTTTTATTTTCTTAGTATGATCTTCATTCTCTGTTACTTTGATCTCATCAATAGCAATAGTGACAGGAACAGAAGTTTCATTATCATCAGGAGCAATGAGATTTACTTCTACATCCTCTCCAACAGATTTACCTCTGATGTTTAAGAATAGATATTCAATATCAAATGTAGGTAGATCCTCTACTTTGATTCCTTTTGTAAGAATACAACTTTTAATAACTGTCTTAATAGCAGTTGTAATTTGTTTTGTATCTTCACTCTCTAATGCAAGAACTAAAAGTTTTTCTTCTTTAACAAGAAAAGGTCTATAGTTAAGTAATTGTTTTGATGAAGGTAACTCCAACTCATATGTTGGGGTTGCTATGGTAGGTAATGGCATTTCAACTCAAAATTATCAGTATTATATATATGCGACTTTTAGAAACCTATGAAATCTCCTATGGCACTAAACAGTCCACCATTTAAGGATGCAAATGGATTTATACCAACATTCTTTCTCTCTCTTACATATCTCATGTAGGAGAATGAAACATTAACTCTTAAAACATCACTAGGACCATATGATACTGGTGTCGATGTAACACTTGAAGGAAAAGCACCTACAAAAGTATACTGTAGTTGTTTTGGGGGGTCAAGAACATTCTGTATTGCATCAGCAAAATCATCAGGATATGAAACATCCTTTTCAAATTTAGTAAGATATAATTCAGTTCTATATTGTTCTGGATATGTCATTCTATAATTAACATGTCTGCTTTTATATGACTGTCTACTTCCAGTTATACCAACACCTGATATAAAATCTAACCAACCATCTAGCATTTCAATTACATTATAACTACGATCTACCATAAAACTTAAATCTAAAGTTCCATCATACATTCTACGATATGCCATTTTTTCAGTTACACCTGCATAATCATTAGTAGGTTCATGAGTTGCAAATGATGAACCAGGCAAAACAGCAGAGTCACAAAGTAATTCTATATTTTCACCAGCACGATTGTAATCTAAATCTCTACCAATCTCTTTTAACAAAGCAAATAAACCTGATGGAGGTTGAATTTTAAGTTGATAAACAGAAGTTTGAGCAAGATTAGTTATCCTAGTCTTTAGTTCTGAGGTTTTATAGGGTCTTGGTCTTATATTTGCCACTATAAATAATTGTAATTACATTACTATGTAGGTGAAATGGCACGCAGTCGTAAAAGTATCTATAGACCTAGAAACCCTAAAAAATATGCTGGAAACTCATCCAATATAATTTGTAGGAGTAATTGGGAAAGAACATTCTGTGAGAGCTGTGATAATAATGACAATATTGTTAGTTGGGCATCTGAGGAATTTTCAATTCCATACATTTCCCCTATAGATAATAAACGACATAGATATTATCCAGATTTCTTAATTAAAGTTAAGGAAGCAGATGGTAAAATTAAAAAATATGTCATTGAAATTAAACCTAAAAAGCAAACTGTTAAACCCAAAATGAAAAGTGATTCTAGAAAAAGATCTAGAGTGACTAAAACATATGCTAATGAAATGAAAAATTATGCTGTCAATGTGGCAAAGTGGAATGCAGCAATTGAATTTTGTAAGGACAATAGTTTAGAATTTAGAGTTATAACAGAGGATCACCTCTATGGAAACCGTAAATAGGTTAGAAAATTTAGTTAGTGATATCATTGATATGGGTGATTCTGATGATATGATGCTTGCTATCACTGAAGTTTTAACTGATACTGAGATCATTCCAGATGTAGGAAAGTATTATACTTTCATATATTCACCTAAGACACCTCGTATTAGATATGATCAATTTCCATTAATTGCCTGTGTTGCTGTTTTTCAATGGGGTTTCAGAGGTATTAATTATCATTGGGGTGGTGAATTTAGGAATTATACATGGGATGAGGTAGTAGGATTCTTACATGTTGCTTATCCATTAGAGATGAATGACTTACGTTCTATTCCTTATCAAAATTTTAAGATAAATATCTAACATGGCACTACAAGCACAAGATACCTTAGGATGGACAGCTCAGGAAGACCCTAATCAATATAGGGGTGATTTTAATATTAAGAAAAAAGTTGGAACTGTCAATTCTAATATAACTGCAATAGTTGTAACAAACAAAGCAAATGGAACACACTCTGTCTATGAGGACAATGGTGCTCTGGAAGGTCTTGGAACGGAATTGTATAATTATAATCCTGATGGAAATGTTGTATCTATAAAATCAAAGGATGACTTTGATGCTGCTTTTACTGGTATTAATGCTAATCAATTTGACACTGTACTGAAGAATACAAAAAAAGCAACTCTCTCTTTGGCAAAAGAAGGAGTGGCAACTAATGATCCTCAATCAAGAGCAAATCTTACTAGATTAATAAACACAATAGGTTTTAAATCATTAGGTGCAAATGAAGAGGAATTAGATGCTAATGAAACAAATGCAAGTTTACAATCTACACTATCTGAAAAAACAAATAAACCTAATGCCCTTTTAACCTCTTTTGCTACAGGTGGAACTAGAGAAATACTTAGATATCCTAGACAAAGTTTAGATTCATATGGTTATGATTATATTGAGATCACTGCATATGATTATGTTCCTAGTGGTCTCGAAACTGGTAAATCATTAAGAACAGGATTTAAAGGAAGTAATAGAAGATTTACAAGAAGATATGAAACTATTCAATTACCCATGCAACCACAACTATCAGAATCAACATCAGTTAGTTGGGGTGGTGATTCATTAAATGCAGTTCAAGCAGCAGGTGCTAGAGCAGCACAAGGTGCAATAGAGAGTGCAGGTTTAGGAGATTTTAGAAATGCATTTAATGAATTAGGTGATGGTCTCAATGATCTAGTAGGATTGGCTAAAGATCCAGGAACCAAAGCAGCACTTTCAGCATATTTTGCAGGTCAAGCAGTTGGTGCAAACAATTTAGTAGCTCGTTCTACAGGTCAAGTGATTAACCCTAATTTAGAATTATTATTCACTGGTCCTAATTTAAGAAATTTTAATTTTAATTTTACACTTACTCCTAGAGATCCTGAAGAAGCAGGAATAGTTCGTAGAATGGTTAGAGCAATGAAAAGAAATATGACACCCCAAAGAACTACAGAGGCATTATTCTTAAAGAGTCCTAGAATTTTTGAATTAGAATATATATTTGGTGATACCAATAGAGAGCATCCATTCATGAATAAATTTAAACCATGTGCTTGCATTGGTTTTACAGTGAACTATACACCAG